AGAAGGTGTTAAATAACAATATGTATAAATTTAAAACTTTTATTATGGAGGGCCATCAAGATGTAATTCTAGCTGAAGAAAAAAACAGCAAGAATTTACATCTTGAGTAATGAACATATCGAGGATGATGTTCTAAATTTTGGAGTTTCTGGAGCAAGAGATGCTATTGCATTTCTACAATCACTCAGAGATATGCTTGCTGGGCATTCTCCTTCTAAGGTGAATGTTACAACAAAATGGGATGGTGCGCCGGCTGTATTCTGCGGTATCAATCCAGACAATGGTAAATTCTTTGTTGGTAGTAAAAGTGTTTTTAACAAAGACGCAAAGTTAAACTATACTCCTCAAGACATTGATGATAATCATGGCCATGCTCCTGGGCTCGTGAGCAAACTAAAGGTGGCTCTAAGATATCTTCCTAAACTTGGTATCAAAGGTATTCTACAAGGTGATATGATGTTCGCCAAAGATGATATCATAGAACGGAATATTGATGGTGTTGATTATATTACATTTCAACCTAATACCCTTGTCTATGCTGTGCCCTCAGATTCTAAACTGGCCTCTGCAATGACATCTGCACAACTTGGTATTGTATTTCATACTTCATATTCTGGTGCCACGATGGATGATATGAAAGCTTCATTCAATATTGATATCAAGAATCTTAACACCACAAAAGATGTTTGGTTTCGGGATGCATATTTTATCGATGCATCTGGAACAGTAACATTTACCGAAGGTGAGACTGAGAAAATAAATTCAATTCTATCTGGCGTAGGCAGTATCTTTAAAACATTGAATGCTTCTATTCTGAATAAGATATCAACAACTGAAACTTATCTAACACATATTAAAACTTTCAATAATACTAAAGTTAGGTCTGGGGAACAAATCAAAGATACAGGGAAGCATGTTAAAGAATTAATGAAATGGGTTGAAGATAGAATGAACAAAGATATAATTTCAGCCAAAATGGAAAAGACAAAGAAGAAGAAACAACAAGAAAAAACAGAAGTGATGCGGTTTTATCGTACATCATCCGTAGAACTAAAGAAAATATTTGATATTCAAAACGGAATTGTTGATGCTAAGAATATGATCATCAAAAAGTTACAACAACTTAAACAAGTTACTTCTACATTTCTAAAAACTGATGATGGATTCAAAGTTACAAATCCTGAAGGGTTTGTGGCCGTGGATAAATTAAAAGGCAATGCAGTTAAATTAGTGGATAGACTAGAGTTTGCCCATGCGAATTTTACCGCTGCAAAGAACTGGACGAAATAGGAATAATGATGGCATATGATCTAAATAAAATACTAGCTGAATATGGGGATGATGATTTTGGATTTTCGGCTGTATCTGAAGAAGAATATAATAAAGTAATTTCTGATACAACCAATACAACCGAAGAATACAAAGCCAGGTTAAATGAAGTTGAGAAACTTGTATTGCCATTCTTTACCAAACTATTAAAGACTTCAGATAAAGAATATATATACTGGCCCAATAGAAAAAAACTAGTTGAAGACCAAATTCAAAAAATTCTAGGATTGACAAGAGGATAATATGCAAGAAGCTATAATCTACGGAAGAAACTATTCAGAGGCTTTAAAGCAATTAAAGTTGCTATTGACTAGAAAAGGCAATGAAGTTCATAATAATCTATACTATGCAGTTAAAGTGGCTAAAAGTTTTGTTGGTGTTGATGCAAAGAAACTTGAGCGTATGTTACATGAATCTTCAAACAATTCAACAATTTTAGGATTTAAAGAATTTAACAAGACTAAATAAAATGTGATGTAACATTTTTAAATTATGGAGTTATTATGAAAAAAGATATGGTGATTGGTTGTATTACTGGTTATACATTTGATAAGATTAAACCTTGGGTTAATTCATTAGATAGATGTGGTTTCACTGGCACAAAAGCCATGATTTGTTATAATATTGATTATGACACGGTTGATGAGTTGGTAAAAAGAGATTATACAATTTTTGCATTTAAGCGTAATGAGAATGAAAAACGCCTTGAATATAAAAAAGACTTCTCTATTGTTGTAGATAGATTTCTACATCTCTGGCATTTCCTCAAACAATTCAAAAATGATTATAGGTACATCGTTACGACCGATGTAAAAGATGTTGTATTTCAAAACAATCCTATAACTTGGTTAGAAAAGAATATTGGGAATAAACAGATTAATGTAGCTTGTGAATCTATCAGTTATGAAGATGAAGTATGGGGTAATAATAATCTGATGAAATCTTTTGGTCCACTAGTACACTCTCATAGTGTGAATAATCTAATCTATAATGCTGGTACAATATCTGGCAAATTTGATACGATGGTTGATTTGTTTTTAAATATCTACCTATTATGTTCAGGTGCACCACACAATGTAGACGGTGGAGGTGGGCCAGACCAGGCAGCCTTGAATGTTCTATTGAATATGAAACCATATAGAGATATCACCAACTTTGCCATGTCTGAAGATGGTTATGCTGCTCAACTCGGAACTACTGGCCCTCAAATTGCAGGCAAATATGGTGACCTACTGGTTGAAAATAGTCCAAAACTAGTGTATAATGATATATGCACTAGTGAAGGATTACCTTTTTCAATGGTTCATCAGTATGATAGAACCGAATGGAAGAATATAATAGAGGAAAAATATGTCTGAAACAATAACATTTAATACTTCAAATAATTCATTTGTAACGGAAGATGAATACAGTGAAGTATGGAACATTCAAGAACTTAAAGATGCGGGTGTCTGGGAAAAGAAAAGATACGTTTCAGCTGAAGGGCTTGTAAAAGAAATAAAGAAATTAGGCCTATCTCTCGTAGGATTAGAAATTGGAATTGCTTCTGGTTGGAATATGGATTATTTTTTAGAAGAGATTCCGAGTTTAACTTTGACGGGTGTTGACCCATATGAACCCTATCAAGACACACACAGATTCATCAGTGAAGAGATTATGAATTCTCAGTACATCGCAACACTATCTAATATGAAAAAATATGGATCTAGAGCCATCGTTCTAAAGGATAAATCTGAAAACATTGTTGATAAGTTTGAGGACAATTCTCTAGATTATATCTTTATTGATGGGGAACACTCTTATGAAGCTGTATTGAGAGATTGCATCAACTTCTATCGTAAAGTCAGGAGTGGAGGAATCTTTTCAGGCCATGATTTTCACCTAGTAGAGGTTCAGAAAGCTCTAAGTGAGTTTCGTGAGAATAATAATATGCCTGAAATCAAAACGACACATAATCAAGTATGGTATTGGATTAAACCTTGAAGAATGTAATCTTCTGTCCCGTAGGCATTCCGATTGAACATCATGCGGCTTACGACAAAGACAACCATTGGAGATTTACAAAGCCTAATAGGAATTATGAGACAGTACTTTATCAATATAAAGATTTTGATATTGAACCTAATTCATATGACATATTAATAGAAGATGAAGGATATAAATGGGATTTAGCCAAACACTTCTTAGATACGTTTGATTATAGAGATTATGAATATATTGGATTTTTTGATGATGATCTGATTACTGACATTCGCAGCGTAAATAGAAGTCTTGAGATTGCAAAGAAAAATAATATTAAATTATTTCAGTTATCAACAATATCTGGTTCAGAATCTACACACGCAATATTACATCAAAATTTGAATTATACATATAGTAGAACTAATTTTGTTGAAGGCATGGCACCATTCTTTCATTCATCCTTGATACCAGTATTGTTAGAGTTTTGGAAACATCATGAGGTCAAGAGTGGTTGGGGATTTGATATGATACTTTCTGCAATAACAAAAGAGAGAGCCGGAGTAATACATGAAGTTTCTATGTATCATCCTAATAGGCCAAGTTATTACGATAAACAAAAAGCCTATGATGAAATGTATCATATTCTAATGGATGTATATCCTAAATTTATGAAGAAACAATATGATGAAGATGTTACAGTGTTTAATGAACCAAAAATAGAATATGAATTTACATTAAAGGGAATTTAAGACATGCAAGTAATTAATATGGATAAAATCACCAAGAAATCCTCTAAAAAAGAAGTAGAACAAAAGGTCGAAGGAAAGACGTACACTAGTAATCATGTCAAACTATTGAAACACATGGACCGACTACAGATTATTCAGAATGGTGACCGACCAAAACCTGTGATGTTTCATATGTCACCTTGCAATCCCTGTAATTTAACATGTTCTTTTTGTTGTTTCGCCAATAGATCAATGAAAGAGATGTTGACACTCGACCAAATGAAGAGTGCTATTGACCAATTTGCAGACCTTGGTGTTCTTGGTATGGAATTTACTGGCGGTGGTGAACCAACATTGCATCCACAATTAGACAAGGCTATTGAACACGCATATAAAAGAGGACTAAAAATTGGTATTTGTACCAATGGTTCTAGATTGAAGAAAGTTAAAAATTGGCACATGTTATCATGGGTTCGTCTAGGCATGTATTCATGGGATGAAAAGAAACCCTATGAATATCATCTTGAGGTATTTGAAGGACTAGACATTGAGATATCAGCTGCATATGTTTGGGATGGTGCAACGGAGACTTCTACTAATCCAAATATTACTGGAGAATGGTCTGATGCCAAGGCCAAGAAACTTGCATCAAATTCATATAAAGAAGAAAACTTTATGAAAATGTTGGCATGGGTAGAAGAAAAGAAAATCCCATGTCGAATTGCTTTCAATGCAATTAAATCTACAGATGAGGTTCAGAAAGACATTTATAAAATTGGTGAGTTAATTGCCAAGCACGAAGAGAAGAATGGTAAGCTGAAGTATGCTTTTCTGTCCGACTTCAATTTCAAAGGTACAAGAAGAAATGATAACTGTTATATGCACATGGTTAAACCTTGTGTATTTACAGATGGTAATGTGTATGTATGCCCATCAGCTGAATTAGCACCTGAAAATAACTATGCAGTAAATGATGAATTTAAAATCTCTGATATTGCTGGTATCACAGATTTCTACAACTCTCAAGTTGGTGGTGCAGGTGTAAGTCGGAGGCATCATGCTTGTTCATTCTGCAAATATGCATACCAAAATGAATTAATTGACGATGTAGTAACGGAGACTAGACATAATGAATTCGCCTGAAATTAAAGGTGGTTGGGACTTAA